TTCAACTACTGTAACAACTGTTCAAGGGGTTACTAAAGAAGAAAAAAAAAAGCCTAATAAAGCTAAGTTGGGATGATATTTTAGTAAAAGCTGCTGAATGCAATATAAGACCCAATGAGTTTTGGGATATGACTTGGAAGGACTTTTCCATTATTGTAATGGGGAACGAAAAGAAAGAGTTAAATGAATGGGCGAGGACTAGAAACCTCGCCTATATTATATACCTAAGTAACACGGCGGAGAAATCCCCTAAATCACTTAGAACGTTTTGGCACATACCGGCGATTGATGACGTTGAGGGTGAAGAGGAAAAAACTATGTTAACAGACGAACAACTTGCAAGGACTTTAAAATTATATGGAGTAAACTAATATAAAATGGCTACTGAAGAATTAAAAATTATTATTACCGCAGATAATAAAGATGCGGTAGATAAATTAGTCCAAGCTATAAACGCTACACAAAAATTCGGCGATACCTTAAAAAATACTGCTAGACCTACCGCAGACGCTACGAATGCTTTATCAAACTTATCAAGGGTTGCACAAGATGCTCCTTATGGGTTTATAGGTATTGCGAATAACCTTAACCCTTTATTAGAAAGTTTCCAACGATTAAGCAAGGAGACTGGAAGTTCTACTTCTGCATTAAAATCTATGGCAGCCGGTTTAATGGGTCCAGCTGGTATTGGTTTGGCTTTAGGTGCTGTATCTTCTTTATTTGTTGCATTTGGTGGCGATATAGTAAATTTTATAAACGGAACCGATGAAGCTAAAAAAGCGCAAGATGAATTTAATAAAAGTTTAGAACAAGCTAAACAAAAAGCAGCTGAACAAGCAACAAGTTTAAATTTATTAATAGCAGTAGCGAATAGTGCAAATGCAAGTGACGAACAAAGAGCAAAAGCGTTAAATGCAGTAAAAGAAGCAATAGGCAAGGTTAATCAAGACTATGCTTCACAAATTAGAACTGTTGCGGATGCAACAGAAGCAGTAAATTTATATACTCAAGCATTAATACAACAAGCAATAGTACAACGTTATCAGGATAAAATCGCTGATAAAACTATTGAACTAACAAATTTAACTAAAGAGGTTGCAAAAGCAACTATTGAATATTCAGAAGCACAAAAAAGAGCTGCTTCAATGACCAATGGTTATGTTGACGCTTCAGTAGTACAAGCCGGAGTTATTGGTTCTGCAAAAGGTAAATTAGAAGATGCAACAATAGCTTACAATAATACTAGTGATGCAATAAAGGAATTAAATGATGATTTAAAAGCAACAACTGAAGAGGCTGTAAAAATGCCATTTTTTACTGATTTATTATTAGGTAAAACAGCATCAGTAAAAACTCCAGCTACAAAAGCAGTAAAAGAAAAAGATTACTCTTTACAAGATAATATTGCAGCTTTAGAAAACGATATTAAAGCTACTAATAAATGGGCTGACGAGCAGATGAAAATATACGATAAAATGTATAATTTCTATAAGAAATACGGTGACGCTGTAAAGGCTGTAACAAATGTATCTTCAACTAGGGATATGATACAGGATCAGGATAAGAGAAGAGAAAAACAAGAAGAAAAAATTCCTATTAGCGAAAGAAAGATTGAGATACCGCCGAATATCAAAATGATGGAACAGGGTATAAAGAAGTTCGACAAAGAACTTAAAGACTCTCAAGAAACAATGCAAAAGTATGCTGAATTTATGGCGAACACTTTAACTGACGGAGTTATGGTAATGTTTGACGCATTTGCAAGTGGCGAAAATCCTTTACAAGCATTAGGAGATTTTGTAGGTGATTTAATTAGAAAATTAGCCGAAGCAGCTATTCAGGCTGCAATATTACAGGGTATTATGATGTTACTAAATCCGGCGGGTGCGGCGGGTGGTGGTGGTTTCTTTGGCTCATTTAAAAAGATATTAGGATTTGCTGAGGGTGGAGTTGTTTCTCAACCTACTATTGCAATGGTTGGAGAGGGTGGACAAAGTGAGGCAATTATGCCATTGAATAAATTAGGCAATATGATGAATAGCACATTTGCAGCCGGAGCAATGAGTGGCACAGGCGGTGGAAGTGGACAATTTGTATTAAAAGGAAACGATTTAGTTTTAGCTTTGCAAAGAAGTAATTATTCACTTAACCTAAGAAGAGGCAATGGCATATAATAGAAAGTATAAAATTACAATGGCTACTAAAAGTGGCAGCATTTCTTATTTATATTTATCCGAAGATGGCTACGAAGGCAGCCTAATAGAATACCCGGCCGAAAGTATATCCTTTGAGTATATACCAATGAGTGACGATGTCTTTGAGCCTATATATGTTAGTCAATTAGCAGTAGCAATAGACGTAACGGATAACCTAGAACAAATGCCGGATTTCACGGAATTAGACGATAGGAAATATTTCGTAGAACTATTAAACAATGATACTGATTACGACTTTGAGGGTTGGACAATTAGCGATATAGTTCAGTTTAGTTTCTCAACAGGTAGAAAGACATTAGCATTTAACGCAATAGATGGCTTAGGTTTATTAGGTAAGATTGCATTCTCGCATCCTACAAATGAAACAGTATTAACAAGACAAAAGGCTTTATTCTTTGTGAATAGTGCTTTAAGTAAGATATTATTTCCTACGGATCTAAATATAATTAGCGGCATAAGTTTCTATTCGTCTATTATGGACAATAGAGTTGACGATGCCGAAGCAGAGCCACTAAACCAATCTTACTATCAAAACTTATCCTTTATAGGCAAGACTTATTTAGAGGTCTTAACAATGATTATAAGTGGATTTGGTTGTAGGTTATTCCAGGCTAAGGGAGTATGGTATATTGTTCCTTTAACACAAATTGCAGCCGATAGTTATTATTATACTCTTTATGAGAATGCGATTGCGATTAGTAGCGGCTCAATATCCGACTTAGGAAATATAGAAGGCTTTACGGGCAATACAAGCAATTTATTCTTTACTGATAATTCACAGTTTAAGCTATTAAGAAAGGGCTATAATAAAATCATAAGTAAGAACGATGCGGAGTTTATAGATAACTATGTTTCAAACGGGACGTTTAAGTCAGCCGATGGCAATGACGCTACCTTTTGGACTAATACTACTTCATACGGATTTGTACAATTAAAGCAAAATCCTAATTCGGATTTTAATGCTATGAGATTAGACTTACAAAAGAATAGCACAAATCCTGGTTATGCTAGAATTACAACAACTTATTTGCCAGGGTTAAATTTTGGAGATACAGGAAACCTTTCTTTTAATTGTGTGTTAAAGAGTTTTAGTGTAACTCCGCCGAATGTAGTTATGGTTAAAATAATAATTGAAGGTGGCGGCTTTGGTACTTGGTATTTAACTCCGGATAAAAAATGGAGCAATTTTGGTAGTAATTATTATACCGAACCTTATGAAGAGGGGACTTCAGTTTACGACATAAGTATTGATTTGCCACCGAGTAACATACCCGGTACTATGAGCATAGAGATTTCAGTAGAAAACTCAACGGTTAATTATTTAGACCAAGTTGTTGAGGTGCAAAATGTAGTATTGACGCAAGAGTCAACCTTTGTAAGTGTAACCACTACAAGCACAATAAACTCTAACAATGATTACGTTTATGAAGCTAATATAGGTTCAGGGTTTAACAGTTCTAATTCTAATTTTAATTACTATCAAGGTTATTTAAGCGACATTGACGGAGTAGCTTTGAATAATTGGTATTCATTAAACTATCCCGATTTTTTATATACTTCTTTAAGTGAGTTAGTAGTTAAGCAATACGCAAATGTATTATCTAAGAATATTATTAATATAGATAGTACGTTTATGAGTATGGAGCCAACAAGCGGAAGATTTAGCGGTGCAATGAGAATAACGGCTGACGATACCGACCCAATTCAAATAACAGTAGAAGATAAAAAGTATATTGTAGGTAGTACAACAATGGATTTATTTAATGATACTATTCAAACTACTTTACTAGAGATAACTGATTTGGACAATCCGGACGCAGTAGTAACAACAAATTATGATATTACAGTTGTTAACCCTAGCGAGGAGTCATTTGTGAGATATAGAGGAGAAGGATTTGAGACAGGCGCAGAGGCTGCGGCTTCAAGTGTTGGTAGTGACTTTGTTTATGCGGGTACGGACGAAACAAATCCACCGGTGGGTTATTTATTCTTTGATAATGCAACACTTTCAACTCCGTTTAACGGTTCGTTCTTGTGGTATAAGTTTGATATGGATACGGAGACGCACGTTTATAAGATTAGTTCGGAAGGGCAGATACTAGAAATTTATAGTTAAATTTGTAATTATGGCAGACTTAATAAAAGGAAAAAATATAATGCTTTACTATCACGAAGCTCCTTCGGAAGCATATCCCGATGGCCGTGATATACCTTTTGCGTGTTCTACTAACTGTACTTTTAACGTACAAGCAGACCAAAAAGAGGTGACGAGTCAAACTTCGGCGTATTATAGAGAATATAAAATAGACATTGCAACCTGGACAATTAGTTGCGATGGCATAGTTACTTTAAATGGTTACGGATATTTAAATTTCTTAACTATTCAGCAAGAAAGAACTCCAATAAGTATAAAGTTTGTAATTGATAATGGAGCGGACGGCTTAGTGGTAATTAGTGGAACTTGCAATTTAGCTAGTTTCCAAATGAATGGACCATTTAAAGATATAGCGACTTATGCGGTTGCTTTACAAGGAACAGGCGCTTATACTACAACAGGAACTTCGGTCGATCCAGGCGGTACGGTTATCATAGCAGGTGGCGCAGTTTATACAAGAGGATACACGGCGGCCGGAGCAGAGACAACAGTAACTTTTGCGGATATGATAGGCAAAACTTGTCTTTATGTTTCTCGTGGTGGGGTTGACGTTCAAGATATAATTAGTTCAGGCACTCCGGTAAATGAAGAGGTTAAGTGGGTTTCAGGAACGGGTATTTTAACATTTAGTAGAGCGTTAGGAAGTGGCGAATATGTAAGGGCATTATTTCAATAGAAAAAATTAGATAAATGAGCAATCAAATAGTCATAAGTTCGGGTGCAAAAGTTAGAAGTTTAAACGGTGTAATCACAGGGACAACCGGCGTATTAGACTCTTTGCCTATTAACGCTTCAAATGGTATTCCACAATTAGACGTAAACGGTAAAATATTAGTATCTCAATTACCTAATTCAGTTATGGAATATCAAGGTACTTGGAACGCAAATACGAATACTCCAACGTTAACGAATGGCGGAGCATTTAACCAGGGCGATGTTTATTTATGTAACGTTGCCGGAACGACTGACTTCGGAGCGGGTCCGATTGCTTTTGTAGTGGGCGACCAGGTTATTTATTCAGGTAGTATTTGGCAGAAGGCAAGTGGTGCTTCGGGTACGGTAACAAGTGTTGCGGTAACTGAAAGTGGGGACGCTTTAACAATTACAGGCTCACCAATTACAACAAGTGGAACAATCAATATAGGTTTTGCCGGTACTTCAGCGCAATATGTAGCGGGTAACGGTGCTTTAGTTACTTTCCCCACTTTAACTGGTTATGTTCCTTATACGGGTGCCACGGCTAACGTAGATTTAGGACTTTATAATTTATATGCTCAAAATGTATTTGCTAATGATACTTCAGGTAATTGGTTGGCATCTTTAACAAGAGATAGTTTCACGGCCATTGGTATATTAGCATTAAAATCAAATGGTTTTACTAATTATTTACAACCATTAACAACAGTATCAAGTGCAAGAACTTGGAGTTTACCTAATGCAAGTGGTACAATAGCTTTAACTAGCGACTTAACAGGCGGAACTGTTACCTCGGTTGGTTTAACAATGCCAAGTGCTTTTAATGTGGCATCTTCTCCAATTACTACAAGTGGAACTTTAGCAGTAACCGCAGCGGGTGTTGCTTCTCAATATATAAGAGGAGACGGAACTTTAGCGGATTTCCCTACAAGTGGTGGCGGTGGCTCTTCGGTTTCTTATTACCTTAACGGTGGAACAAGTCAAGGTGTTATAGGTGGCGTTACTTATTATGAAATGAGTAAAACGGCTGACACAGGAACAGGAGTTGACTTTCCTAAAACGGGAGACGGCTTAATAGTTTCATTCTTAACGGATGCTAACGATCCGGCGCAATTAAATATTCCTGGCGGTAATTGGAATTATGAGATTTATGTTTCAATGAGTGCTAACGGTGGAACGCCTCAGCTTTATGCAGAGTTATATAAATATGACGGTAC